CAAATTTTGAGGTTTCGACCTCTTTAAATATATCGTCAGTTTTTATAAATTTTCTTGGAATGTAATAAACATCTATTCCATATATTTTTAACTGCTCATTAATCAAATCTTGAATCAAGTATTGTTCATTAGAAGAACCTTGTAAGAAAAAAGGATTTAATGCCATAATTATCCTATAAGATCGATTGGTGGAAGTTCATATTCCATAGACATTCTTTGCTTTATATCCTCAAGTTCTCTTTGAGCATCTTCATATATTTGTCTTCCATTTAATTCAATCCCACCTGGAAGTTTGACACCATTAAATTTAATTAGATTTTGACCCCACTGCCTCTTTATGAGAGAAGTCAAGTATTTCTTCATAAAACTATCATTATAAATTTTGCTGAAATCTTTTGGATCAAGAGCTCTATGACAATCAATCACGAAAAATGTATCTTTTGATTGTGCTCCCCAATCAATATCTAAGTATAATCTATTTTGTCTTTTATTGAATCGTATTTGCTTATCTGTAGTCAATAAGAAATCAATATCTTCCAGATAAGATTTCGTCATTGCATATTGCAAAAGTTCTACGGAATTGAAATAGTATAAGTCATTCAAAAATAGTTGATACTTGATACTAAACATTCCACCGGAAATAGAACTGGTATCAAATTTAAATATTTTTTCAATACCAATTACGGAATCTGGAACTTGAATATAGTTTGATGTTTCGTAAAAATTAAAAGTAGTGGAAATGCCAGAAATATTGGAAGTTCCTGTAGTAGTAACTATTCCAACACCATCAGTTCCTCCTGCTTTTCCCCTATCAAGGTCTTCCTGAGTAACTTTATATTTCAAGTACATTCTTTCGACACCATCATAATGTCTTTCATTAAAATATTGAATTGCATCATCCACTAAATCATCTATTTGCTCATCAGCAACATTGATTTCCAGAACAGGAGCACCTAATTGTCTCAGACAGTAATCTATCAATCCTTGTCTTGTGCTTGGTTTTGCCACTAGTATTCTCCTCCATCAATAGTGCTTGTCCATACAGGAGTTCCTATTCCTGCTGTTTCTAGTGTTGTTAATATATAGTTACTTGTATCAATTGCAGACTCTGTACTAGCTGCTCCAGTCAATTTTCCATTATTATCAAAAAATGCAATACCATTGGGTCCATCATATTCATTATCATAATAAAGACCTTCAGTAACTGATACAAATCCAACAATATTTAAATCACCGGAAATATCTAAATTATTTGCAAAAGTAGATATGCCAGATACATATAAATTGGTGGTAGTTACTAATCCAGAAAATAGACCATTTCTCCATCTCTGAGATGTAATACCAAGATCATAAGTATTATCTGTATTTGGAACTAAATTAGATATAAATTCACCAGAAACATTAATATCATCACTTACAGAATCACCAATCCCAATAGTGCCTCCTCTAAAGATGGCACTTCCAATAAATTCTGATGTTCCGTTTACAGTTAGTCCACCACCAACAACTACATCGTTAGAAATGTCAACTGATGCATTAATATCGACATTAGAAGCAAATGTACTTACTCCTGATACATTAAGGTCATCTAACTCAGTGTGACCATCAACATCAATAGAAGCATTAATATCTAGATCTGATGCAAAAGTAGAAACACCTGATACATTAAGATCATTCTGAATATCTACTGATGCATTAATATCGACATTAGAAGCAAATGTACTTACTCCTGATACATTAAGGTTATCTAACTCAGTGTGTCCATCTACATCAATAGAAGCATTGATATCAACATTAGAAGAAAAGGTTGATAATCCAAATACGTTTAATCCACTGCCAACAGTAAGATTTTTATTAATCCCAACTCCACCATCAATTTGAACTGCACCGGAGTTTGGATCCCCTAAAACATTATCAGTAGTATTTGTATAATAAGCAATTCCACTAATTGTTGAAGATGAAGAATCAATGACACTTGTCATTATAAATTTTTGGGATGGTAAATCCCAAACAAGGATCATCCCATCTTCAGTTTTAAAATCACTATTTACATCTCTTAAATCGATTAAATTCGATGGAGGAGAAGATGCATTTGATAAAACACGGACTACATTTTGAGATCCTACCCTAGCTCTTATTTCTGGCATTATCTAGTCACTCCTGGTCTTACTAGTGCTGAACCTTCTACTAACTTCAGCACAGATCCACCATTTGTTGTTGCCTTAATGTCATAAACATACCTACCTTCTTTTAAATCGGAAGTAATTGTGGATCCTAATGATATTTCAATCTGTCCTTGAGTAGGATTTGTAATTGTAGATGCAAAAGAAACTGCCGATGAAGATGTGTAAGTTTTTCTGAGTTGAGATTCTATCGTATACCCAGTCAAGTCCAATAAGTTAGTTGTGACTGTATCTTCCAATATAAACGTAGTATCAAAATTAAATCCCTGCTCAATTACTATATTTGATACAAATACTGCCATTATTCAGATGAGCATATGTTCCTTTAGATATTTATATTATTGGATATGGAAGATCTTATTTATTCAGAAAATCTTTAAGTAAAGATTTTATTTCTTCAATATCACGTTTCATATCATCCAACTCTTCTTTTTGAGATTTTTGAGACTCAATTCTTTTAATTCGTTGATTATAACCTAAAGTATCGTAATTGATGATGGCACCGGTATCCCCATCTCGATAAAGATGAGGATGATCTTTAACTTTAATTAATTTTGTCATTTCAATGCAAGAGTTCTAAGGTCTCTAATTATTGGATAGTTTGCCTGATCGCTAGAGGACATAACAACTTTAATTCTATATCCACTAAAATCTGGAAGATCATTTGCAGTAAATTCATATTCCAGATACTGACCTTTCTCACTTGCAGGGACTCTAACATCAGGTCTTCCATCATTTAATGCTGCATTTACAACTCTCAAGGATCCTTCCGAAGTTGATTGTAAATTATTATATCCTGGGAATAATTCAAATTCCTGTTCAATTCCTATAGAATCTTCTCTAACTAAACTATAAAGAACTCTAATATCTGCTGGATCGGGTCTGTAAGCAGTCAATATAACTTTGAGAGAATCTGCTGGTTGTGCAAGAGACACTGCATTTGAAACATAAACAGATTCGTGAGGATCTGCGGAAATTGAATTTACTCTAGAGTCTTCTGCATAATTTGTTATCGGTTTGTTGATATTGTCAGAAATAAATTCTACCGTAGAGTCATTAATGAATATCATTGGAGAAAGATTTTCATTAGATGTATTTAAAGTCAATGTAGAATTGAAAGATCTTCTTCCAGATACATTGTCAAATGCAGATTGATTTAGTTCATTGACTCTAGAACAAACCATACGAACAGAACTTAAATCGTTTTCTTGATTTGGAGTTACTGGTTCAATATTATTTGCCAAATTGAAAGAAACTTCATTACCATCAACACTTGTTCCTGAAGTACTTCTAATATTTGCAGATACTGAAGTTTGTCTTCCTGGAGATAAAATATTAAATCTTGGATTAATTCTGTTGAATAATATATTTTCAGTTGCTTTGATTTCATTTCCTCCACCAATTAATTCCGAAGCAAATGATACTTGGGGATAAGTTCCGTCAGTAGATCTATTATTACTACTGATAGATTTTCCTTCTATAGTTGATGTTGTTCCTCTATCAATCTCAATATAATATGAATTACTTTCAATTCCAGTATCGGAAATATCATAAACTACATTATTAATTCTTCGTAAAGATATTCCAGCAAATTCATATTTAAATACTTTTGCACCAACCTCATGATTTTCTACAATACCTTCTATTGCTCTTGCCTTGACAGTCAATTGATTTGAAGATGCGGCACTATATTCAATAACTTCATCTCCAATTTTAATATATCCCAAATTTGTTGCACTTACTGGTTGTCCCTCAAAAGTTTCGAACACTGAAGAATCTTCAACCTGAATGAATCCACCCAATCCAGTTGTAAAATCAATACTTGCCCTTAAAGTAGATGGTGCAGTATCAGATTCAATATCGTTCAACTTAACTTTATTATTGTTTGCATACATCCCATGATTAAAATGCTGAACCTGCAAATAATTTCCAGAATTTAATCCGGCATCTGGGGTTGAACTTGTAACATTTGTCGATGCTAGAGAGACAGTTGTGGAATCTGTATCATAATAAACTAATGGACCAGTCGGAATTGATCCTTGAACATTAGTAAGATATAATGTGTCAATACCATTAATTTGAGATATTGTAATAATAGCATCTCTTCCAGTTTCATTTGATCCATTTTCAATGGTAATAATATCACCTTCTTGATATCCATTTCCAGGATTGTTTATCGATAAACCAGTAATAGCACCATCGGAATCGATAGAGTCAATATCCAATGTCAAATTGGTTCCCTGACCAAAAACATTAAGAGTAGAAACATTACTACGAGATGTGTAACCTGTACCTGCATTCGTTGTCGTGATTCCAGAAACAGAACTTCCCGTAGAAACAATAGTTCCAAAAGAGTTTCCTGCACCTGCAATTCTTCTTCCGGAAGTTAAAATATTGAGTAATGAATCTCCAGAAGAAATTGTAGTAATTCCAAGAGTTACATTTTTTGGTAGTGCTGTAAGGGCATTATTTTGTAGAGTTGGAACATATCCATTACTCTCATCAAGTGGAGGGTTGCCAAAATGTACGATACCGATACTTGATGCAAATCTTGCCTTATAGAGTTTAAATTTAAGATCAGATTCTTGTGCAGGAGTCCATGTAGATCCATTTTGAGACTTGAATAAACTTCCAAGTGCAAATTGTTTTGAATATATTATTGCCTCAGAATCTGGCAAACTCTGAGTATCAATAGTTTTCTCTCCCATTTTTGCAGTCCAAACCTCATATTGATCCGAATTTGGTGCAAGTAAGACAATTGCATATTCTTGTCCTGGAGCAAGATAAATTGGATAATCAAACTTAACTCTGGTTGGAACTTGTCCGTTATTGGATACTGAGATTTCATCTGGTGATAAAGTTTTTGCCTCTCCAATAGAATTTAAAGTAGGAATTCCCAATTGAACAGTTCTTATTTGAACTGTAAGTGGTTGATTGCCACTCGGTTTTGATGCGAAAAACAGATCTATTTCTGTCAAGAATACTCCATTATCATCATCATTATCTCCACTAAAGTCCGGAGCCTCAATGTCTCTACCAACAGTAAAAGTTTGGGCTAATGGATCTGATCTTCTTACTCTAGTGTTAATAGTAGTTGTAGTAATTGTGGTTACATCTTGCAATGCTCTGAAAGTTCCATTAGCAGTATAAGTTGCATCTCCAGATGAAATGAGAGTGCTTCCTGGTAATGGAGTTTGATTTGTAGAACTACTACTCAGTCTATAAGTTTTCTTGCCGGTAAAAATTCTTGGATTTGGTGCTGGATTTGTATGTGGATCTTTAATAAAGAATGAACCAAATAATGTACCATTTACATCAGAAATTAATTTGATATCTTTCACATACGCAATTGCACCACTAGTCTGACCAACTATCTTTGCACCTTTTTCAATATATCCACTAAAATCTATGTTTATAGTCTTTGAAGACTGACTATATCCAGAGGGTATGGATTCTGAAGTTATGTATGGATTAATAGAATAAGTTGTTGTCGGAGAATTAAATTTTCCTGTTTTATGATTAGATGATGCTAATCTAAATGTTCCTATTCTCTCTTCACCATTAAATACCCTTACAGTTTCTCCAACTTGGAATGCTCCATTAGAAGATCCATAGTTCTGTAAAGTGGATGAATTTGCAATTTCAATAAGTTTTGGAATAAAATCCAAATTACTATGATTATCTAAGAATTGATAATGTCTTGCAAGAGGTCTGAAAAGAGTTCCAAAAAATGAAACGTTTCTTGAACGAATATATTTTTCTGTTCCTGAAGAAACAAGAACAGTTTCGGTTGAAGTTGAAACTGAAATTCTTGGAGGGAAAAGTTCTCTGAGTGGTGGAAGTCTTCCACCTTCTTGACGAATAAAACCAAATATATTTGTAACTCCGGCTCTTTGGAAGGCTGCTTGCCAAACCTCCCCAATACCCACATCTCTGGATCGAGTTACGCTTCTTTCAATAGTACGGGGTTGAATTTTTATAGTTCTTACCCAAGTATCGGATTTTGGAGAAAGATTGATTATTCCATTATATTCTACAACATGGAATGGGTTTACGTTTTCAACTCTTGTTGCGAAAGACTGATTTAACCAATCAACAGAATCATATTTTAAAGTAATTGCATTACCAGTTTTTTGTACATTTGGATCTAATAAATCATAATTTTCTGTCAAATCTAATTCATTTTCTGCAATTTCTATTGCGGGAATAGGTCTTTGCTGTAAAGAATTTCTAATTGCAAATGGTCTGAGTTCACCTCCAATAATATTGGCACTCGTTAAATTATTGTCAGACAGTGATTTATCACTAAAATCATCTACAAATATTCCACTCTTAAATCTATTATTTCCTTGAGAATCTTCTATTCTTAAAGACTCTGTATTAAGTTCCAATAAACTTAAAGAAGTAACTCTCTCAAGATTTTCAATTCTGGTTTCCAGAGTACCAATGTCTCTCATCGTATATCTTCTATTATCTACCACATTAATAAAAGCATCATCTACATTATACAAATATGCAGGAAGACTAATTTCTGCCAACTGCATCAAACTAGGATCTTCATTTGATGGTGGAACAGGTTCTGTAGAAGAAATTCCCTTTCTAACAATAACGCTTCCAAATTTATCAAGATATACTCTATCAATTCTTGGCAGATAAAAATCATATCCAATCAAAGATCCTTCACCAGGTTTCAATACAAATTTTGGATCTGTTCCAAAATTCCTTGAACTAAAATCGAATGGTGATGATGTTATTCCTGAAAATTTCTGAACTCTTGGTCTAAAATCGAGAGTATCTGATGCCCTAACATTTCTAGATCCTATATTTGGAATATCCTCAGAGAACCTGTCAGCATCGTAACTAAGAACAGTAAATACATCCCCATTATCGGATGATGGAACACTATAATAATCATAAACCACTAAAAGTTTTCTTTCTGGTATTTGACTCCCAACTCTGACTAATCTAGAATAATCATAATACTCATCTCTTTGACCTTTATCTAAGGTAAAATTATTCGTGATATTTTTATATTTTCCGAGTGTTATCTGTTCAAGTGTAGAAACTATATTTGACTCTTTAAAAGTTACGTTTTCTCCAACAGATAATTTTTTATCATTAAGATATACAATACCAAGATTATTTGAAGATGGTTTTGTGACAATTCTTGCTAATGCTCCACTATCAGAACCAATAATATCTTCGCCGATAATTGCGTCAGTATCAACTTGAGATATTATAGGAAATTGAATTCTGTCTAAAGTTGGATCTGAAGTATTTGTGGATTCATATACTGCAAGAACTTTAGAAACGTCAGGGACATTTAAAGAAATTTGATCGTCTTGAACTCTAAGTCCATAATATGGGTTGAAAGTTAAACCATCATTAATTGAATCACTAGTTGCAGCACCAGAACGAGCAAGAGTAGAAAGATTTACAATATTTAATGCACTTCTTGTATATTCTTTAATTTTACTCCGAATACCATTCTTTTTGAGAGTTGCATTTACAACAACATTGCTACCATTATCCAATCCTGTAATAGTTACATCATTTCCACTTAAAAAGAAGGAATCGGATGTAATTGTTCCAATTCCACCACTATTATAGTGTACAGAA